CCGCTTACCACCATGATTGACCAACACTGCCGTGACACAGGGTTGGCCGTTCATGTTCCTCCTGGGCACCGCGTGTGGGGCCATTTCCAGGGCTCAGCAACCGCACACTTAGGTGTCGTTGGATGCCACTCCCGGTATATGCCCCACATACGGAACGGAGAGAGTAGTTTAAGGACATAACTCTCCATCGGTCCAGTGCCACTCGACACTACCTACCACCATTCCCGGTGGTCTACCAGTTTGCCCCGCCAAGGACGACACCCGCACTGCAGGGACCTGTGACTTCCCAGGGTCATTCAGTCTCCACAGCCAGATGATCAGAGGAGGATATGGACTGGGACTGTACATCTCATGGATGCTTGACTCAGTGGGTAGGCCATCCATCCAGTCACCGGCCTTTGAAGGGTCGATGTCCCACCGGATGAATAGCTCAGCCCACTGTTCCCTTGATACAGTCCCACCCCCAGGGTCGAGTCCTTCTAACCACCGGTAGTAGCGCAGTAGCATATCATTGGCCATCGTGTTAAACCAGGAGAGGCAGAGCATACTTCTGACCCGTGCCTTCTCATACGCAAAATTGTTTGCGATGTCCTCACTGGTTCGGGTTACCAAGAGGTCGAAGTCGTTCTTCTCAGGATACATCATCCTCTCGACCACGCTCTCAAATGACGGCACAGGCCGGACCTTCCCGGATCTGTACATGAAGTAGTTAGAAAGAAACTTGACAGATGCCCCCTCTACAGGGGATGACCCTCCAATCAACAGACGGTCTGTAACATAGGAGTCCGAGATCTTCACCTCCAGGGAGAATATCTCATTTATCGTCTCCGTATACAGCGCCATCGCGACTGATGGGTCCTTCGGGCCTTCCTTGATGGCAATTATTACATCATCACCAAAGGTCCAGGCCCTTGCATCCCAGCCCAAGTGTTCAAACACAACCTCCTGCATGATCCAGTTGGCGTCAGATCCAACCTGTGACGTCCATGGATCCCCACTTGCCACACCACGGCGTTTGACATACACCTGCCCGTTGGGAAGCACGATCTTGGTGTTGACGAGATGCTCATACTCGCTTTCCCAGTACTCATTTGAACCCCGCACTGGCGTAAACCTCTGTGAGATCCGGCTTAGTGATGTTTGGATTACCTCTGCGGGAACAGTTTGATCGTAACCACTGAAATCCACACAGAGGAAGTACTTTGGCTTGACACCGTCGATTATTTCATACAGTTGTTCATAATCTCCGTTGAAAGGCCCCATTCCAACCATCACCCCACCATTCCTCTTGGAGAGGCCCTTAACCAGCGCCGAGTATGGTACTGAGGCCAGCGAGCCGAGCAAGTGACGCTTAAGGTCGGGCACGACAATCAGCCGCCCCTCCTTCTTTCCACGCTCCTTCTCTGAATCAACAAGCTTCCCACGGCCCGCCACAAAACACGGCGGTGTATCATACACTATTCCCTGTTCCATACCCCTTATATCCACCGCGGCCTCCTGGGCAGCCAGGATCAGAGCGTCTCGTTTTTTCGGTTTCCCGGCCTTCTTCCACCTAATGCCCGCTGATGTGTTCATAGGCACCTTAACCTTGCGCAGATTGTCGATTTCAAGCCAGGATTCGAAGACAATTGCCGAGCCAATACCCTCGTACTCCCTTAGGCGTTCCAATACCCTTGGGAGGTGACGAGAATAGATCGTGCCGTTAAACCTTCGAACCCCCCCAAACCGTTCCAAATGCTGCACAATGTCAGGCAGTGTCGGAGGCCGATA